TATCATCCTGGTGGTTATAGTACATACTTTGATGGTACATCAAATTCTCAGATTTTAATCCAAGGTGAATCTACACTTGCTGTCGGCACTGGGAATTTTTCTTGTAGTTTGTGGTATAAATCTAATAGTGCATTAGAAGATAGAGTTATTGCGTCGTCTGTTGCTACTACTTCTACAACCCAACTTTATTGGAATATGTCTATAAGGAGTGATGGTGCATTATGGTTACAAACAAGAAGTACTGCAAACGGCGGCTTACAATATTTTGGTAAATCTGCCACTGGTCTTATCACTGCAAATACTTGGCATCACCTTGTTGTAGCAAGAATTGGTGGTGTTCATTATTGTGCAGTGGATGGTGTAGAAGATACTAGTGTAACACAAAATACCGCAACAATGAATATAACTGCACAAGAAATTGCCATCGGAGCATCAAATATTACTGGTTATCAGGCATACAATAAAGGATATATGAGAGATTTTAATTTCTGTGTTGGTGGCGTAGAGTATGATCTTTCAGCCGGTAATTATACTGTACCAGACGAACCTATAAGCCCTCATGCCAATACAAAAGTGTTAATGGCAAATAAACCTTATATTAAGGATACATCAGCAAGTCCACTTACAATAGATACTATTGGATCTGCAATAAAAACTGTTCGCGTTGGCCCATATGATTATCTCAGTTATGAAAAGGCAGATTATGGAGGTTCAGTATACTTAGATGGCACCGGCGATTATTTACAAACAAGTTCACCTGTCATTCCAGCATCAGGCAATTTTACAATAGAAACGTGGGTATATATTACTAATACTTCATCAAGAAGAGAAATCGTTTCTCAATATGAGCCACCAGGAGAAGGCAGACTAACCGTTTGTTTAAATTCAGGTAATATTGAATTTTTTATAGGATCTACTCTAGGAAATGTTCTTATTACAAGCTCTGCAGTAAAAGCTAACACTTGGTACCATATTGCTGCAGTTCGATCTAGTAACAATTATTACTTGTATGTTAACGGGCAGCTAGTGGGTTCAGACACTGGTGGAAAAAACATATCAATTCAGCAAGCATCGTATAATACAACAATTGGTGTATTATATAATAACGGTTATCTAAATTATATGTTAGGATATGTTGCAGATGTAAGAATTGTATCTGATGCAGTGTACACATCTGAATTTACACCACCAACTGCACCATTAACTGCAATTACAAATACAGAATTACTTACTTGCACAAACAAAAATAAATTTTTTGATGCTTCAGCCAATGCTCCGGTTATGACTCCTGGTGGGAGTGTAGCAGCCAATTCATCAGAAGTAGCTTATACAGGAAATTCAATTTATTTTTCAACTAGATCAGATGAAATATCAGGTAATGGAACTTTAGCAGCGTTTAATACTCTTCCAGGTGATTTTACAATAGAATTAGAATGTAAATTAACTTCCTCTAATATGGCATATGCATTTGTTTTACAGTTGTATTCTGGATCTAATAATGATAACGCAATTATTAGATTTGGAGATTCCGGATTTGGTTATCACTTACAGTTTGTTATCAATAATGGTGGCGGCACTGGTGCAGTTTACAATATTAACTTAGTACAATCAGATTTTACTAGTGGTTTTAGGCATATTGCATGGACTAGAGAAAGTGGTACTAACAGAGTGTTTATTGATGGAACACAATATAATGTTGCAACAGGGACAAACCCTTCTACATTTACAAATGCTTCTTGGTCAGATTCAACCACAATTAGTTTCAATAATGCAGATGGTATTCGTATAGGACAAGCCTCTTATGCACCACTTGGATACTTGCAAAACATAAGAGTTACAAATGGTCTTGCAAGATATACTGGTAACTTTACACCACCAACAGCTGAATTTGGCGGCTAGTTTAATTCAAAAAACATATAAATAGTCAAAAGAATTTTTACACGTCGGAGACTATTTTATGGCACCACCTAATTCCAGACAGACTTTGATTGACTATTGCCTTCGCAGACTCGGTGATCCAGTCCTTGAGATTAACGTTGATGAAGATCAGATTGAAGACCGTGTAGATGAAGCAATACAGTATTATCAAGAATATCACTCCGATGCATCTGTTCGCACATATTTAAAGCATCTTGTTACTGCAACAGATGTTGCAAATGAATATATTCCAATATCATCTGATATATTATACATTTCAAAACTGTTTCCTATGTCATCTTCATTTGGAACTTCATTTAATTTTTTCGATATTAAATATCAAATGATGCTAAATGATATTGCGGATTTACAAAATTTTGCAGGTGACCTTGCTTATTATGAACAAATGCAACAATATCTTTCAATGTTAGATATGAAATTAAGTGGCACACCACAAACACAATTTTCGCGACACCAAGATAGATTATATGTATTTGGAGATTTTAAAGACGGTGATATTCAAGTTGGAGAATATCTTGTAGCAGAAGTTTATACTGCTCTTGACCCAGATTCACACACTTCAATTTATAATGATTTATGGCTAAAAGAATATACTACTGCTCTCATTAAACAACAATGGGGAATGAACCTTATTAAATTTGAAGGTGTTCAATTGCCTGGTGGCGTAGTATTAAATGGTAGACAACTTTATGATGATGCATCAGCCGAAATAGAAAATTTAAGACAAAGAATTAGAGATGAGTTTGAATTTCCGGCTGACTTTTTTGTAGGTTAATATGGCACGTAATTTTTATTTTTCGGAAAAGGTTAGATCAGAAATAAACCTTTATGAAGATTTAATCATAGAGGCTTTACAAATTTATGGTCAAGACGTTTATTATTTACCGAGAACAATTGTAAACGAGGATAAAATATTTGGTGAAGATCCTTCATCCAGATTTTCTAGTTCATATAAAATAGAAATGTATATAGATAATGTAGAAGGGTTTGATGGAGAAGGTGATCTATTTACCAGATTTGGTGTAGAAATTAGAGATGAATGTACTTTTGTAGTATCAAAGCGCAGATGGTCTGCACAGGTACAAAGAGCAGATAATGATATTCAAGGTGATAGACCAACTGAAGGTGATTTAATTTATTTACCTTTAACTAAATCATATTTCGAAATCAGACACGTTGAACATGAACAGCCATTTTATCAAATTGAAAATGTGCCAGTTTATAAACTTCGTGCTACTCTCTTTGAATATACCGGTGAAGATATGGATACTGGTACTGCAGAAATTGATTCTATTGAACGCGATTATGCATATCAATATAAACTTTCACTTCTTGCACCTAAACATGCAACAGTTACAGCGAGCATTATATAATGGGAAGAATATCAAGCCTTTCAATTCTGGATTCTGGCAATTACTATACGTTTAATCCTACAGTATTGGTTGGTTTACCTACAGCTGAATCTGGTGGTGCTGCAGCAACACTTTTAATGGATTCAATTACTGGATCAATAACTTCAATTAATCTTACTGATAGTGGTAATTACTATATTGCTCCGGTTAATGCAACTATTACATATGATAGTTCTGATAGCGCAGGTGGTATTAAAACTACTGCAACAGTTATCACACCGTGTTTGGTAGATTCACATGGCCAAATTACATCTGTGACAATACCTACAATTACTTCATATGGTAACGAAGTAATTACATTTGATTCTGCCATTGGTACTGTTTATGATTTTAGAGCCACTGCAACTGCAACAATTGATTCTGCTATTGGTTCGGTAAATTCTGTTACTCTTGTATACGGCGGTGGCGGATATGATTCTGCTCCATCTATATCATTTAGTGGTGGTAGAAATATTAATTTTGATAGTTCATATATTATAGGAGATAATATTACACAAACATTATCTTCTGGTGTAGAAATACGAGGAGAAGTACAAAGATATCAATTGGATTCTGCAAGAGATTCTAGCAGATATTTGTATTTAGCTCACGTTGGTGCCGATGATGGTGAATTTAGATCGTTCGTAGAAGATATATCTATCAATAAAACATACCCTGCTAATACTTATGGCTTATTAGTGACTGCAGTTAATGAAATAAATACCATTTCTGAAACTGAACAAAATGAAGAATTTACAGCAAATTATGTAGATGACTTCCTAGATTTTAGTGAAGATAATCCATTTGGTGATCCGGAGAATCAATAATGTTTGGTAATTATTTTTATCACGAACGAATTAGAAAATCGGTAGCCATTTTTGGTCGTTTATTTAATAACATATATGTTGTCCGTAAAGATGCATCTGGTGGTGTATTAAATCAATTGAAAGTACCATTAGCATATGCACCTCGTATGAAATATTTGGAAAGAATAAGAGAAAATCCAAATCTTGAAGATGATACAAGAGTTGCAATTAAACTACCCCGGATGTCATTTGAAATTACAGATATTAATTATGATCTTACCAGACAATTAACAAAGGTTAGCAATTTTAATACGAAAGGCGTTTCTTCGGATAAAAGACAAAAATTTTATTCACCAGTACCATATAATATTGGGTTCCAATTAAACATATATGCAAAAAGTCAAGATGATGCTTTGCAAATGGTAGAACAAATTTTACCCACTTTTAATCCTCAATATACAGTATCAATATATCCTTTTAAAGACATATATCCAAATTTTGTAGAAGATGTTCCTATTGCAATTACTGGTGTTACATTTAGTGATGATTTTGAAGGACCATTGGAAACAAGAAGAACTATAATATATACATTAAATTTCGAAATGAAAGTTCAGTTTTATGGTGATATTGAAAATAAAGATATCATTCGTAGATCTGATGCTTATCTATATAATATGAATGCTGGATTAAATGATTCTGATATTTATTTAGAACGGATTAGTGTTACACCCGATCCTATTAGCGTAATTGGATTACCAGATAGTGATTTTGGTTTCAATGAAGAAATAGTTTTAGCAAGTGATAGCTCATCATAGGAGAATTAAATGACAATTACACTTAGAACAAACAAGGGAAGTGAGCTTACCTATGCAGAGCTAGATGGTAATTTCACTGATTTAGATACTAGAGTTTTGGCCATTGAGGCTGACTCTGTTGATTCAAGACTTATTTCATTAGAAGGTGGAAATTTTCACAGTAGAATTACAGCACTTGAATTAGATTCTGCAGATGGAAGACTTCTTGTATTAGAAGGTCAAACATTAGATACTAGAATTTCAACTCTAGAAGGTCAAACATTAGACACTAGAGTTTCTAATATAGAAGCCCAACAATTAAACGATAGCGCAGAGGTTATTAATACAATTGCGGGACTTTCTGTTGGTGCGATTGGAACATATGGATTATTTTATGATAATAGCTCTGGTGGATCCCCAGGAGGTACTGTTCCTGGCTCATCACTTATATGGTCAAATTCCGGAGGTAATTTCAAATCAGGAAATCCAAGCGGAACTTGGATGAGAATGGGTTATGTTGATAGTGGTGATCCAGAAGATTTGGTTACATTATTTTTAAGGATAAGTTAATATAATGAGTGAAAATGAGAATAAAAATATTCAATCTGATTATGACTATTCTCGACAAACATACTATGATCTCATAGAAAAAGGTCGTGAATCTTTAGAAGATATGATAGAGGTTGCTAGACAATCAGAGCATCCTAGAGCATATGAAGTTTTATCTGGTATGATAAAAAATATATCAGATGTGAATGATAAATTAATGGATTTAAATAAAAAACAAAAAGACATTAATAAAAAGGATGATGAGCCAAAACAAATAGGTAACACAACCAATAATGTTTTCCTTGGATCAACATCTGATTTGCAAAGATTATTACAACAGGATGAAAATATTATAAATGTTACACCAGACGGAGAGCTATCTCGGGAATCCTAATGTAAAACGTGATGGTGTTTTACAAGCATGGGATGAGAATTTAGTTCAAGAATATGCTAGGTGTATGAAATCACCATCATATTTTGCTAAAAAATATTGTAAAATTATATCCCTTGATAAGGGATTAGTTAATTTTGAACTATATCCATATCAAGAAAAAATGTTTGGAGCATTTAATGAGCATCGGTTTAACATTGTCCTTGCTTGCCGGCAATCCGGAAAGTCAATATCGGCGTGCGCGTACCTCTTGTGGTTTGCACTCTTTCATTCGGAAAAGACAATTGCGGTTCTTGCGAATAAAGGGGCAACTGCTCGGGAAATGTTATCTCGCATTACGCTTATGTTGGAGAATGTTCCTTTCTTTTTGCAACCCGGATGCAAGGCCCTTAATAAAGGCTCGATTGAGTTCTCAAATAACAGTAGGGTTCTTGCGGCGGCTACGTCTGGGTCTTCTATACGTGGTCTTTCTGTTAGTCTCCTCTATCTCGACGAGTTTGCTTTTGTAGAAAGAGCATCAGAGTTTTATACCTCAACTTATCCTGTTATTTCATCTGGTAAAGATACCAAAGTTATTGTAACTTCTACTGCAAATGGTATTGGTAACCAATTTCATAAAATTTGGGAAGGTGCTGTACAGGAAATAAATGAATTTAAACCATTTAGAGTTGACTGGTGGGACGTACCGGGTCGAGATGATGAATGGAAAAGACAAACAATTGCAAACACTAGTCAATTACAATTTGATCAAGAGTTTGGTAATACATTTTTTGGTACTGGTGATACACTTATTAGTGCAGACTGTCTCTTATCGCTACGTGCAATAAATCCAATTAAAACATTGGAAGGTGGTTTATTTAGAATTTATAAAGAACCAACAGAAAATCACGAATATATTATG